TTTTATCCCTGAGGTCGTTTCCTTCGACCTCCATTTTACGACCTTCAGTGTCGTATGGAAGCACTCTTTGTAAGTGCTTACCCCATGAGAGACATCGTTCTCTCTTTACTGTGAACAGAAAGTTCACATCGGCTAACATTGTTGGCCGTCTGGAGGAAATCCCCTCCATCAAAGTCTGCTATAACGCAGAAAATATCTGGGAGTGTAAACTCCCACGCGAGGTCACAGGCCTCGATACCAGGGTCGAATTCAAGGATCTACCCAATGTGAGGACGGCTTTACGCGTCCTCAAACGCGGTACCTACTGGTACAAGCAGCTTCTTAAAGGTAAGAAGCATAAAGAGTCTGCTTTTAGCAGACGTATTGCAAGGTTACTTGCAGGATTGCCTTCCTCGGATGGCAAAGAAGGCAAAGCCTTCGTGAAATCTTTACCGATTTCTTTCGCTGCTGTTCAGCGATTACGTAGCAGCTTAGCTACAGTTGATGGCATGCTTATGCAAGCCGTAATGGCCTTCCCAGGGGAGGCCGAATTCCAAGATTGGAAAAGGATCGATCAGATCCAGCGTTCGCTTATTGCGAACTTACTCGTGGATTATTTCCGCGACAATGACCCAAATAGGGTCAGCACCTTTGAGAAGGTGAAGCGTGTCCGTAAGGACATCAAAAGGGAGGTTTTCAACCCCCTAGGTTCCACAAAGAATGTGGAAATTCCGAGAGAACTCTCGGCAATGCGAGTTATGTGCTCGCTTATCAGGAGTAATGGTACTCCTCTTTCCCACTGGCAGGGAATGGTGCTCTCGCAAACGAGGGCTTCCGGGGTTCCACCCCGGAGTGTCTATGATAAGACACTGGCCAAAACAAAGGCCATACTGACGGAACCGTCAGATAGGACGCTGTATAAGCGCCTAGCGCAGCCAATTGCGGCTGCAGTCGACCATTTATATGGCGAACTCCTTACCCGCATAGGGGGTGAGGAAAAACGGGACGCTTTCTTTGAAAGTGTCATAAAGGAGAGTAAAGTCTCCTTATCGGACTCAGGTGAGTTCTTCACTCCAACGGAGCAAGGCGGCAAATTAGAAGCCGCACGAAAGGTCCTAAGGGCCAATCCGGAAATACCGGAGATTAACTTGCACACAGGCAAGCCTAGTGGTCGTATCTTGACCACCGACGATCCTATAGGGGATCGATTATTCCACTGGGCATGTGGAATGTTCACTGACAGAAGTCAGATATATGACAAGAACAATATGTCTTGTCGAATCAGCCTAGTCGCAGAACTAGGCAAGTACCGAACCATCACGGTTTCGGTTTTGCAGCATGCATTGTTGCTGCATCCTTTCAGCCATATGGGGCTGAAAATCCTAGAGGCTTTCCCCTCTAGCCAAAGCGGTATTGGAGCCGCTAATCACGCTTGGAATTTCTTCAAGCGCCTTTCGCACCGGAATCCCAGTGCAGATTTCATCTTCAAAGATGATATAGAAACTGTGGTATTCTCCACAGACTGGTCGCAAGCGACCGATTTTGGCGACAGATATGTATCTGGCGCAATATTGAATAGATTAATGAATCTATTAGGTGTACCGAAATGGTACAGGGAAACGGTAGTCTTTGCACTAACCGGTCCACGTCAAGTGGAGACTTTGGATAGGAATCAATGTCCTATCGAGTGTTTCTTTACAACACGAGGGAT